GTGATGGGTCTGGAGCACGGCAGCCTCGACCTCTTTCTTCGGGTCAAGGGTGCCCTGCACAGGCCCAATCCACCGTGCGCCGCACCATGCAGCACGCACCAGAGGGTCATCAAAAAAGCCCGGGGCGATTACTCGTCCACGGGCCACAGCCTCAGAAAGCCAAATTTCATATACCGGCTGGCAGAAGCTGCCTACCAGCCATGCACGCCGCATCTTGATACCTTCCCATGCCTCCAAAAGGGCTGCACGGCTGGCCGAGTAGCTGGCGTTGAACTCTTTCAGCAACAGCTCATACGGCATTTCGATGGCACCACCCATGAGCTTGCACAGAGTTTTGACGAACGTATCAAACCCTGCGGTGGGAATGTTGGGGTTTCCGAACTTGATGTCCTCGCCCTTGCCGAGGTGTGCAACCGTGCCGGGCCCCATCTCATACTCATTCGGACTGTGGCTGGCGTTGTCTGCCTTCGGGTTGTCCACAGGAACGCCGCCGAGATCTCCGCTGCCGGTTTCATCGAACGGGATAGCGTTCTTCGGGGTATCGGTGACAATCCATGCCGTGAAGAAGCTCTGCACCAGAGCTGCCAGCAGTTCCGATTCCGTATATCTTCGGAGCTGGAGCAGCGGTTCGATGATGGGTGCAATGAGCGGGACACCACGGTACTGGTCCGGACGTTCGGACTCCATAATGTGCAGGATCTGGGGCAGCCCAGGTGTCGCACCGACCGCCTCCACTCGCTGCCATTTGGTGATGTCATTCCGCCACTCATGCGGATATGTGTTGCGGACGTGGTAGGCCACGATCATGCCGCTGCTGTCCACTTCCACACCATCATAGATTTTGTTCCCGGTGTTGGGGTTTGTGCCCTCGGTATAGCCCAGGCCATCCAGCATACCGCCGAGCTTATCCGGGGTGGACACACGGTCGGCCTCCACCAGATGCAGCCGCAGCCCGTAGGGGTGCAGCTTGTCCGGGTCACGAATTTTCACCACGGCGAACACATCACCGCTCATAAGCCAGCTTTTCAGGGCCAACTGCTGCAAGCCGTAGAAATCGTTCAGCCCCATGGCATCACAACTGCGGCGGTTTTCGGCCCAAAGCCGGAACTCTGCCTCGGTTTTACTCTGCCACTCTTTGGCTTTTTCCGGGGATAGCCCCAGTACGTTTCGGTCAACGGTCGCTTTCAAGGTCAGCCCGGTGCCAACGATCTTCGTTCGATTCGTGTTGATGGCACTGGTCGCAACAGGTGCGCTCATGTAGAGCATTCTGCTCCGCTGCCGCAGAATATCTGCGTTGTCGTGAATATCGCTGCTCGGAGAGTTGCTGTTGGGGAAGAAAGCCCGCAGCGCACGCCGTTTGTAGGATGCGCCCGCCTCGCTGTAGCCGCTGGCCTGCGGTGCAGCGGTGACGCGGTATCTGACACTCAAGAGTAATCGCCTCCGTAATTTTCAAACTAAGCGGGCTGGCTGGGGAAAGGAGTAAAAAGCAGCCAGCCAGCGGCAAAGGCCCTTTCGGGCCGTCACCCTAAAGGATCACCAATCGCGCGGGATAACGGAGAATGCCTTGCGGGCACTCTGGCCGTTCAGCAGCGCGGTCAGTTCATCGACCTTTTCCTCGGCATCTTTGATCTCATCGCTGAGCTTGCCGAGGTCAAGACGTGTGAGTTCCCGGTCGTCCAGACGGTAGCTTTTCACGCCACCGGAAAGCAGCTTGTTGTAGGCCACATACAGGTTATCAAGCCGCTTCGTGTGGAACTCCAGCCGCTTTTTGATGGTCACGGTATCCATAACTCACACCTCACCAGTCGTCTAAAAAGTTCTCCCGCCTCCGGCCGGGGGACGGCTGGGGACGGGAGACGGGTTGTTGAATATTTATCACCGGGGCTGCCGGTGCCTCTGGTGCCTTGCCGCGCAGCCTTTTCAGCGCCCGGTCGATGGCATCAAGGTCTTTCGGCAGCACCTTGTAGGCCGCTATGGCATAGTTTCGGCAGTCAAGAGGTTCGTTTCGCTCATGGCCGGAGATTTTATCCCATTGCCACGGGTTGCGGTGGCCCTCTTTGTATATCAAATGCTCTGACAAGAGGCCGTTGAAGTAGCCGAGGCCGTAATCGTCCCGGCGTGGGAAGTGGCAGTACCGAGGGCCCGGCTCCTGCACTTTCAAATCGTCCATGATGATTTGCTTGCCAGCGTCAACGCCCAACTGGTACTGCCAGCACATCCCGATGTAGCGGTTCTGCACCGTGATTTTCACCTGCTTTGGCGGGCCTGTGAACGGCCGGTCGGAGCCGGGAAAGCCCTTGATGCAGAAAACCTTTTTGCCGATGCGGTCATGGCAGCGCTGGCGCACCTCTTGGGTGAAATGGCCGCCCTCGTCTACAAATTTGATGGAAACGGGCAGCTCTAGGCCGTCAGCAAATTTCAGCTTGCGGTCAAAAACCAGCTCGTCCAGTTGCTGCCAGACCTCGTCACTGTCCGGGCGGCCAGAGATGATGCCTTTTTCGATGCCCCATGTTTCCCCGAAGTGACCGAAGCCCACGATCTCGTACTCCATGCGGTCGTCCTGCGTATCAACGCCAGCGGTCAGCACCAGCACACCATCCGGCAGTTCCGCAGGGTATTCCTCCCTGCGGCCAAGCATGGTGTCCTCGTCCTGCACATCGCCGCGATCTTCCCACAGCAGCCCCAGACGGGTGTTGTAGACAACCTGCATCTTCTTGGTATCGCCCAGGGCATTCAGGTATTTCAGCACGGTATCTTTCCATGCTGCCCACTGCGAAACAAAGCTGTTCAGCCAAAAGCTGCGGATACCGTTCTCATAGGCGGCGGGATTTTCCGCTTGCCAGTGAGCTGGTGCCCGCTTCATGGTCACTTCGTCCGAAATGCAGGCGCACTCCGGGCAGAGATACCACACGTCCTTGACCTTGTAGGTTTTCTCTCCGTGGGTTTCGATGGTGTCATACTCGTACCGAATATCTTCCCAACGCAGTTCATGGAATCCCTTGCAGTGCGGGCACTGGGATACCCAGCGCTCCATCGTGCCCTTGACGTAGGACTTGGCAATGGCACTGTGTCCCTTGATGGTGGGTGTGCTGACTTCCACAGCCTTTGCGTTGTAGAAAGTGGTCTGCCGGGCCATTGCCAGTTCCCAAGGGTCGCCCTCTGTGCCGGCACTCACTGCCCAGCGGTCACGCTCGTCACCCAGCACATAGCGGATGGGCTTTGATGCCAGAGCGTGCGCCTCGGTAGATCCGCACATGGTCAGGATGCCGCCGGGATAACTTTTCTGCAAAATCGTGTTGCCGCTGTCCCGGCTCTTTTTCTCCGCGACCTTGGCCCGCAGTGTAGGGCAGTCTCGTATCATGGGGGCGATACGGAGCTTGCTGTACTCCTTGGCATCCGTCATTTGGGGATGGATGAAAAGAATACTGCCGGGGTCAACGTCAATGGTGCGGCCTATGACATTGTTTTCAAACTCCGACTTGCCGACCTGTGAGGACGCAACGACAACGATATGATGGATGCGCGGGTCGGAGAATGCGTCCATGATCTCCACCAGATAGGGCGTGCGGCTGTTACGCCAGCGGCCCTGCTCGGCAGACGCTTCCGGGGACAGGACGCGGTTTTGTGTGGCCCACTCGCTCACGGACACATTGGGCGGGGGCCGGATAGCTGCCACCAGCTTTGACACCAGAGCATTCAGACGGTCAACCGCTGCATTCTCACTCATCGTCGTCACCAGCCAGCTTTTCAGCCCACGCCTTGCGTTCACGGACACGGGCCTCATACTTTGCCGGGTCGTAACGGAACATGGCGATTTCCTCGGCTATCTGATTCACCTCGCCACGCATATACTCAGCCACCTCTGCCGGGTCAGACAGAGCAGCCGCATTGATGGCAACACGGCTGGGCAGCGCCATCAGCGCACCCCGGACGGTGTAGATAAGCTCAGAGGTCATAGCGGCCACATCCTCACTGCGGTGCATCTGCCCGGACAGCTCTTTTGCCTCAGCTTGAGCGATTTTCGCTTTGCTGGCTTTGAGCGTAGCTTCTGCTTTCTGCTTGATGTGGTCCAGCTTTTTGGCCTCTGCCGCTTCCTCTTTGGTCAGCCCGCCACGGGCAGTGCTGGCATTGTAGGCCTGCACTGCGTCACCAAGGACAAATTTTCCTCGACTGACGGTGGTGAGCACCCCATCCTGTGTGAGCTGCTGCACCCTGCGGTTCGTGATGCCCAGCACGGCGGCCAGTTGGGTGGTGGTCACAGTCATGTCAGCAACTCTTTCTTTTGTCGGCATTCAGAAACCACCTCCTTTTTTGTAAAACTCTTTGGAAAATCACAGCGAAGTAATTATACAAACCGTAACGAAATGACTGATTTTTCCCTCACTAACTAGCTTGGTTTCGGGGTCGTCGAGCCCGCTCAGTGTGGGGCACCCCCGTCACAGTACCTTTTCGTCACCGAACGAGCCATCGTCGGCCCGCTCCTGTCCGCTGTTGGGCGGATGCAGAAAGGCTTCGACCCCAGCAGGGTCATACTCGATAGTACACTCGATGCTGTCCATAGGGACGCTGGGACAGGCGTATACGGTTACGGTGTTCATGGTGTCGTGCTCCTTTCAGCAGGGAATGCTCACGCTTTGAATCTTCCTATAGGCATCCAGACGCAGCTCCTTCTTGTCGCCGTCGTAGGTTGCCTCGTAGTACATACAGTCAGGGACGGTGGTGGACAGCCAAGCCTTGTTGTTCTGAAGGGTACTGCCACACCAGAGTACGCACACGTCTTTCACGCCGATCTTCTGGAGATGTGCCAGCTCAGCGTTTGCATTATAGAGGCTGGCGACGGCAGCAATGGCGGATGCCACAAAATCATAGTAGTCCATAGTGATGATTCCTTTCCTCGAGATAAAGCCCCTGCCCGCATGAGCGCTGGCAAGGACGATTTCATACGCTGCGGATGACCTGAGCCTTGGAGTATGTGTCGTGGCCCTTGGTCATCATGTTCAGGAACTCGTCTTTGGTAAAGCCGGACAGGCGGAAGATTTCTTCGGGCTTCATGCCCAGCTGCTTGCCGATTTCCTCCACGGTCTTGCCCTCGTCAATGAGTTTCTTGACAATGGCTTTCATCGGCTCCAACAGGTGGGTGCCACGGGCACGGTTGTGGGTTATGGTGCCGTACACGTCGGCGCTCTCGTCGCCGTGGTGGTCTACGACTACGACCGGCACTTTGCCGCCCAGCAGGGACAGCAGCGGCTCCCGGCCCGATACAGTCCAGCGATGGAAGCCGTCAATGATGGTGCCGTCAGGGCGTACCACGATGGGCAGTGTCCAGCCGTTGGTCAGGATAGACTGGATAAGCAGCTTCAGGTTTTCCTCGCTGACCTTGTTGGGGTTGTAGTCGTTGGCGTGAATAGTGTTGCGGTCTACCCACTGGAGGGATGCCAGCGGGGCGAATACATCAATGCTTTCCATGGTTCTGCTCCTCCTTGATGCGGGCGTTGTGGTCGTTGTAGATGGTGGTCCAGAGAATGCGCAGGATACGCATTTTGGGGTCTCCGTACAACAGGCCCTCGTACATGGTCTTGTAGTGCTTCTGCTCAGCGATGCCGTAGGTCTTGATGAACAGGCCACGCCAGTGCTCGATGTGGGACAGGGTGTCCTTGGCGATGGTGTAGCGCTCCGGGTGCAGGAACAGAAGGTCTTTGCAGAGGGCTTTATAGTCCTTTTTCTCGGATTCTTCTTCCAGCTCCCCACGCTTGCGGGTGGTGCGCCGGAACATTTCAGAATCCCAGTAGAGCAGAACGAGGTAGGCATTGGGTTCTCGCCGCTGGATGCGCTCCCACAGGTCGTTGTCCGTTTCAGCTATCCAACGGAGGCCCTGTGTGCCGCAGTCACCGAAGAATGCGCACAGCCGGAGGGCATTCTTTCGGACACCCGCCTCATAGAGCCTCATGTAGATCTCAGGAAATTCAAGGTTTCGCTCCTTGATGTACAGCCACACATCGGAGTCCTTCCAGTCGTAGATGGGATAGAACTTGCCGCCGCGGGTGATGCGCTCCATTTTGGTGTTGGCAATGCACTTGAAGCGGGTCAGGCTTTCCGCCGTGCGCAGACCGACAAGCTGGATGCCGTCAGAAAACGCCTTGGAGCAGAACGTCTGGTAGTTCATTTCCCCTGCATAGTGGAGGTAGGGACTGTACATTATGGCAAAATCGGGCGGTTTGCGCATCCAGACATCTTCCTTGCCCGGCTCCCACGTTATCCACGATTCGGAGCTGGACAGGTGGTCAATGACGGACACCTGCTTGAACGGCAGGCAAAACCACAAGAATTTTGCGCCGACCGACAGGAAGTTGCGCCGCCAGCGGTATGCTGCATCGACCATCGAGGGGTAAAGCCCCTCCTCGTCGATGAACGTCACCGTCAGCTGCTTGGGGTCCAGCTCACCGGAGAGAATCATTTCATAAACGAGGTTGGCCATGCACAGACTATCCTTGCCGGAAGAAAAGCTCAGGTAGATTTTGCAGCCGTTGGCGAACACATTTCGGATGCGGATCTTCGCAGCCTGCAACACGTTCAGGTTGCTTTCCACTACTTTCACAGGCATATCAGCTCACCACACTTCGGGCAGCGGATGTACCGGTGCTGCTCTGCGCCGCTGGCCGCCTCAGGAACAGCGGTTTCCGGCTCGGTAGGTGTAGACACCTCCAACACCGGGGAGGGCTGCTGCGGAGGCTCGGAGACGGTGGACACGGGCTGTGGGTCGGGCGGCGCTACCGGATAGGTAGGCGCTGCTGCATAGGGGACGTGTTCCTCATTCTGCTGGCGGTTGATGGACGAAATCTCGCTCTCCGGGAATTCTCCGTAGGAGCCAATCATTTCGTCCGCTTCATCCTCGGTGCTGTTCAGCATTTCCAGCAGATCGGCATCCCAGCCCGGGACATCCACATCACCGTCCAGCTCCTTGACCAGTTCCTCGATGGCATCCACATCAGTGAATCCCAGCTCATAGACCTTGTTGTCGGCCATCATGAGCTTTTTCTTCTGAACATCGGTCAGGCCGACCATGACATAGCAGTCACAGGTTTCCCGGCCCATGCGGAGCAGCGCTTCATACAGACCGTTACCGGCGATGATCTCACCGTCCTCGGCCACGACCAGCGGCTTGACCTGCCCGAACATTTCAATGCTGCGGATGTACTCGGTCAACTGCTTCTCGGAATGCCGGCGGATGTTGTGGGCGGGCTTGTGCAGCTCGGACAGCTTCTTTACCGTGATTTTCATCGTGCATCCTCCTTTCGGTCAGAAACGAGGTGCAGGACCACGGAGGCCAGTAGCACAAAGATGATGATGTACACCCGAAGCTCGCTCATCAGCGTCCAGATGCCCATGACACCCAGCGGGATCACGAGCTGCCACGAGGTAACAGTGAGCACGTCAATGAGAAAGCCGATGTTCTCACCGAACACCAGATACTCCGAATAGAGGTAGGTGGACAGCGAGGACAGCGCAATGATGGTGATCAGGATAGCCTTGAGCGTGTTCAGCAGTGGGCTGAAATTGACCCATGTGAGCAGCGCAGCCAGCACCATGTAGACACCGAACATCACGCCAGCCAGCACAAAGGACTTTTTCATGTTGCCGTGCTGGGTGCCATCTTCATTTTTGTCGTTGTAGGAGAACAGCGAGTAGTAGTACGGATAAGTGAACGGGCCGGGCAGCAGCAGGAAGCCTTTGTAGAGGCCCGTCTGGATACCGGCAGCAGTCAGGCCGGGGTCGATGTTGACGAATGCACCGTGGGTGTATACCAGCGCGGCAATGACAACGACTGCCAGCAGACCGTAAACAACCACCCATGAAAAGCCATCAGACAGGACGTTCCGAATCATGCCCTCTTTCAGAAGCATAAACAGGAACACAAGGCAGGTGCCGTAGACAATCAATGTGCCTCCGGTGGTGCCGATCGGCGTGTCGCCGAAGATCTCATAGATGCCGGACATCTGCGTCCATGTCTGGAACACGGTCAAAAAGCCGATGAAGTAGAACATCACCTTGCTCTGCATGATGCGCCGGACGGTCGGGATGTACTCCGCAAACAGACCGAAGAAGATACAGGCCAGCGAGTTGAAAACCGCCCAGATGATAGCCGCAGCAGCGCCGTTGTTGATGGCCAGCGTGCGGAAGTTCATCAGGGAGCCGACTCCTGCCCATGATGCAACGATGGAACAGGCGTAGAAAATGGTGGGGTTTGCCTTGAATTTTGCCTTGATTTTCTGATACATGGAAAATCTCCTTCTTTGTGACTGGGCACGGCGAAATGCCCAGCTGCAGCACCTCGGCTTTTCGGGGTGCTACGGTGATGCCGCACGCAAAGGAGCAACGTGCGGCCCGGAATCCTCCTTTCAGGCAATAAAATAGCGGCACCCACCGGGAATGGTGAGCACCGCTTGGCTTGATTTGAATTTTGCATCCTAATCATATCACTCGGAGCGTCCGTTGTCATCTGAATCCATCGGTAAGCTTCGGCATCCATCCGAAACCATCCGACAACGTCCGACAGCGAGTGAAACCATCCCCTTGATTCTCAACGATTTCCACTTTGAATTCAACTTTTCAGGGGGTAAAAGTTAAATTCATTTCAATTTTGAGCTGATTTTGTGTGGATTTCTGATTTGAATTTCAGTTTTGGGGCAAAAATAAAAAGCCCCGCAAATGCAGGGCTTATCGGTCAGTTTTTGTTGAGGTAGTTGTATGCCATCCGGCTGACCCCATCTTCGGTATATCCTTTTCCCAGAACTCCGGCAACTTCGGCCCATGAGTAGCAGCGGATAAACCGCAGTCTGAAAACCAGATACATCCGAGCATCCACAATGCTCTTGCAGTAGGCCTCGACTTTGGGCTTTTCCTGCGCTGCCAGCTCTTCCAGCCAGCGGATGCGCTCGTCCATGTCGGCCAACTCTACAGCCAGATCTCCGACTTTATCCCGGACACCCGGCGTGTGGGGCATCCCGGTCAGTTGTGGGGAGGCGGGAGTGATTCTTTGTCGCAGTCGCTCCAAGGCTTCACGGTCTTTTTCGAGGGTCATCTGAATGTCATAGTACTTGGACAATTCCTGTAATGTCACAACCTACCTCCGTCATAATTCAGCTACCGTCTTGCGGCGGCGCCTCTATTATTTTATCACATTTTGCTGTCGGAAGGTAGACCGGAAGTCCACAAATTATGTGGTCTGCACCAATTTTGCACAGGCCGGGCACAGTATAGGTCTGGCCCTGGGCATCGGTGCGCTGGATGGCCGGGTTAAGGGGTATGTAGTTCTCGCAAGACAGACAGCTCATTCGTCCACCCTCTCGATTTTCGGGAACGGTTCGTGCCCCAGTGGAACGGGATCAAATGACCTGTTTGTTGTGCCCGGTGCCTCACGTTTATTTTCTGGGGCATCTAACCACTGCTGATGCTCGATAGCGTGTACAAGGTCGATGCACGTTCCCCATGAATCGTGTTGCCGCTCCCGGTGTCCAAACGGTGGGTAGGCCAGTTTATAGGCAGCCTCAAACATCGTTTCGATGCAATGCTTCCGTTCGTTATAGACGCGGATGTCGTATGGTTTCTCATAGAGTTGCTTTTTGTCCTCTCCATCAAAGACCAAATCCTCTGTCAAGGGTTCAAACTGCCCCATGCGCAGCCTCATATACTCGTCCACAGCCACGCTGATGATACGCAACTGTTCTTCCGAGATTTCAACGCAGTACTTCATTTTTTCTCTCCCTCATCGCCATCATGATAGCTAACGCCGAATAATGCCGGAATCAAAAAGAACCAAAGCGCCCTCAGATTTCCGGTGACGTGGATTGCGGTTGACACCGCCAACCCCACTGAAATCCACTCCGCTGCATAGATAAGCGCAACCCATTTCATTCCGGCACCTCCTGTTTGCCGTTGCCAAAACTCCGGGCAAATACCGCCCGTTGGATAAAGTCCACATCCTCTGCAATAGACCGTACCGATGAATTATCAGAGCGGATTTCAAAGGAACGGAGAATGAAGTGCTTCAAAGTGTCCAGACTGTAACCTGCGATTGACTTCCCGAAGAATGCGGTAAGGATTTCAATAATGGTTTCCTCATGCCGAGCGAACTCGCATCCATAGACTTTGTGTTCAGGAATAAAGGACACCCAGTAGGTAAACCGAGACTTATCGTGACCGGCTTTCAGGTCTAGGCAGCGGGTTTCGGTTTGCAAGTAGCGGACTGCCCGGTCGGTTATCCGATTCAGCTCCTTTTCCCCAATGGTGCAGCCATCCGGGAAAAGTTCTTCCATGAACTGAAGAAAAAGCTGTTCGCCATTGGCACAATCGAACACGTCATGCCATGTGGCAACCCATTCGGCCATTGCTTCTCTTTTTTCAAAGAGAATTGTGCAGGCCAGTCTGACAAAGTTGGCCGGAGATTCAACCATGAAATGCAGTTGTTCCATTGTCATATTCAGCCTCCATACACGCTTTCTTGCAAGCCTCACACTTTTTGTACGGCTGTTCAAGCCAGCAGTCGAACAGTAAACACTTCGGTTTTCTGTACTCCGGTGGAGCCTTGCGTCCGTGGGTTTGAGTACGAAACGTATGGTACTTGCACACCTCTTTGCCCCAAAAATCTCCGCCGAATTCGCAACTTTCACGACCCGGCGAAACCTCATGCTTAACTGTGATGGTTTTCATTTTTTCACCTCCGGCGGCTCCAGCAGCGGTGCCCACAGCTTCACATGCCCGTAGTGGCCATCCTCTGCACGGTGGCCATCCTCAATGTGCCACGTCCCGTTTTCGACCCAGCCTTTCATGGTGTGGCCGCTCTCGCAGCACACCCATACGATGTCGCTTATCACGGCGCAGTGCTTTTCGCCGGCGCATTCCCAGCTTTCTTCATGGGCGATTGGCGGGTTCTTGGCATCATGCCATGACATCTGGCGCACAAAGTCAACGACCATCTGGCTGGCCTCGTGCAGGGCTTTGGCAGCAGCGTCTTTGCCTTTGAAGCCGTTGTAATATTCAATCTCGGCCAGAGCGTCCAAATCCGTTGCCGGGTCGATGAGGCGGCAGGCTTCCTCAAGGGTCATTCGATGTACCTCCGCTTGTCCTTGTCCCAGTGCAACGTGATGGGATTGCCGCACTTGCAGGGGATGGTGATTTCCAAATCCTCGATGTTGGTCTGGCCTTTGGCGTGCAGCCCGCAGCACCCACACTCAAACTCATAGTGGGCAAGCCCACATTCAAGCGAGATCGTGGCCCCGCAGCGGCAGCCGGTGGGCATCCGCGGAACGTGGAGGGATGTACCGAACTCCTTACCGCAGCAGGGGCAGCGCAGCCGCAGCAGCCCCCGTGCGCCGACTTCCGGCGGGCGGTTATTCCTGTTCTTCCTCATGGGAGGCTCCTTTCTGTGTCTGGAAATGAATCACTTCACGGAAAAGCAATTCGTTTTTCTGCTCTGATTCGGCCATGAAGTTGATATACTCCCGGAACAGAGCACGGTCGTGCTGCTGGCGGCTGGTTTCGCCCAGCAGCGCCCCGATGGACACGCCAACGGCCAGCAGCGCAATGTTGATGAAAAACTGGTCAGGCATCGGTATCACCCAGCACTTTCTCGATGAGGTCAAAGACCATTTCCCGGTCTTCGGTGCTCAGAAAGTCGGCAGCCACAATTTCAAATTTGAGGCGGTCTGCATATTCTTTTAAGTCGTCCATGGGTTACTCCTTTCCCAGTGCGGCGAGGATCTCGTTGCCCTTGTCCATCAGTTCATCCCGCCGTTTTTTCTGCTCAGCCTCCAGCTTTTTCATTTCCGCCTGATACTTTTTCAGGGTTCCCGGCCGGAAATTCTTGCTCTGGCCCATGCGGATTTTTGCGGCAATTTTCTTGTGCTGCTGAACGGTCTGGCGCAGTTCGGTGTCCGTGGTCAGAATCTGGTAGCGATGGTGGCAGCCGGGGCAGGTGAAATACTGCACCATGTAATCGCCGCTCCATGTACTGCGGATGCCGGCCGTCTGGATGCTGAACGGTGTGCCGCAGCGGTCACACTTTACAAGGTCGGTCATTCGCCATACTCCTTTCTGCACAGCTGGAACGCATTGCAGTGGTCATCGCAAGTTTTGCAGCACTTGTCGCATTCAGGGTGAGCAGCTTTGCACTTATCGCAGGGCGTGTCAGCCTGGCTGCCGGAACCATACACCGCAAAAAGCTGGTGGGTGCCGTCTTGCAAAGCCTTTTCATCATCGGCCATTTCGTAACCGAGTGCAGCGAGCAGTTCATAGGTGCTGTCAAGGTCATCATTTTTGCGGTGAACGAACTTGCTCGCGCCTGTCGGCCCGTTCCATTCCGTGCTCCAATAACCCTCACGACTGCTGTCCGTTGCATCAAAAGCAACCGCCAGTAGAATCTTCTCCGGCTCGGTATCGTAAGCATTGAACATTTTCAGGGCATCTTCCAGTTCCGTGTCTTCCCGAATCTGCTCATCCAGACCGATGCCGAGCAGCCGCAACACGTTTTCGTCATCCTCCATGTGCCGATATTCGGTCAGAATCGGGGTGGAATAAGCCAAGATTTCCGGCAGGTGCTTTTTGCACTCCGCGGGAGTCAAGTCCTTCACGAAGTCCCATCGCAGCTCGTACATGAGCTTCGTAACAGCGGCAAACTGTTCTCTCGCAAGCTGCTCGGTGGCTCTTGCGGCCTCCCTCGCCGAGTTGCTGGCATCCTCGGCTTCCGTATCGCGAGGTTTGTACAGGTCAATCTGATTTTCACTGACCTTATAGACATAAGCGATCTTGTCGGCATCTTCCGGAATGACGACTTCCTTTTTTGTGCCCCACTTTCCGTACGCATTTACATGCTCATGCGTCTGGTAGGAGGCCTGCGAATCTTCCGTAGCGAATTTTTTCAGCTGCTCAACCCATTCGGCCTTTTGGTGCTGCCATTTTTGCTGCTCCAGCGCATCCTGCATGGCCCGGTTGAAGTTCTGCGTACCGAGGGTTTCCAATACCCGGTTTCGGGCTTCCAAGTCCTCGATTTTGTCCAGCTGGGCGAAATCGGACAGGGTGGCACCGCGCTTTTCGGCTTTCTTGAAGCTGTCGCGGTTCAGTTCCAGCAGCTTGATGCGCCGCCGGATAGTGGACTGGGAGAACCCCGACTTGTCGGAGATCTGCTCCACTGTCTGCCCGAAGTCCATCATCATCTGGAAGCCCTGCGCCTGTTCGTAGACGGTGAGGTCTGACCGCTGCATATTCTCAATCATCATGGTCTGCATCTGCTCCCGCTCGTCCATCTCCACGATGGCGCAGGGCAGTTCGTACAGTCCTGCCTGCTGCGCTGCTGCTGCCCGGCGGTGGCCGATGATGATGGTGTAGTCCTCACTGGACCACGCAGCCTTGGGTGTCCATGCTGCCGCTGCTGCGGCTGCATCCCCACCCTCGTCAACGCACTTTGCGATGTACTCCCGGCTGTTGAGGTAGTGGCCGGGAATGACGGTCAGGTTCTGGTATACGCCGTTTTCCTTGATGCTGGCGGCAAGCTCGGACAGGTCGCCCAGTTCCTTGCGGGGGTTATCGGGGTGAGGGTACAGCTGCCGGATAGGGATATAAGTAATGTCTGCCATAGGGATACTCCTTTCTTATTTCGGGTTAGAAAAACGTGAGCTGCCCGGTTTTGGTTTCGTTAAGAGGCTCGTTTTCCGGGGCTTTAGGCTCATTTTTGATAGATTTTTGCAAATTTGCGGGCTTAATATCGGATTTTTCGATTTTTGCAGGTTCGCCTTTCGGTTCAAACAGCAGGTTCATCTGCGCTATCTGGCGGCGCATATACCACACATCGGTTGAGAAAAGCGGCATATACCAGATGCGGTTTTGTGGTCCTGCGGGCAGCAATCCGCGGCTGTCGTAGGCCGTTGCTGGGTTCACGAGTGTGTCACCGATGACTACATATCCAGCGCAGCCCATGAAGCTGCACTGGATGTAGCACATCAGCCCAACGATGAAGTCAATGTCTTGGGCTATGACAAGGACTTTGTTGTGGTAGCAGATATTCCGTCTTTTGCAGACGTTCAAAAAGGCAAGCAGCGTGGCCCCAGCACCACAGGCCGGGTCAGATACCGAGATGAATCCCTCCATGTCCGGGTGCAGCTTCGGGTCGAACGTAATCTCGGCCATGCAGCGGCACACATCGTAGGGAGTGAAGAACTGCCCGGCGTGGTCATTGCCCAGCTCACACATCATGTACAAGGAGCCGAGGAAATCTTGGTCGGGGTTCTGTTCCATGCCCATGACCACCTCGGCCAGCATTTCGGCCATGCCGTCCCGCTCTTTGGCGGAGTATTTGGAAATGATGGTCTGATACATCTTGGTGCGCTCCGTGGCGTTTACCTTGTCCGTGCTGTTTGAGATCTCAATAGCGGTCAGGGTGACGAAATCCTCCCAAATCTCCCAGCGGCTATGTTTTCCGGTCAGGCCATTGAAGATTTTGAGGAAATTCTTCTGGTGGTCGTCCCGGATGCTGCGCGTTACTGCTGCCTTTGCCATGGATTATTCCTCCTCGCTGTCTGCCTTGGCGAGGTAGTAGCGGCCATCGTAGAAGTCAATCACGCCGGCCGTTTCCAGTTCATCCAGCAGGGCGATGGCCTTTTCTGCGGTCACACCCATCTGCTGTTCCAGCAGGGCCTGCGTGATGCCGTCGTTCTGCCGGGCAATCTCGGTGGCCTTTGCCAGCTCGTCCTCTGCGGGCGCTTCGGCCTCGGCATCGTCTGCATCATCGGTATCATCCTCGATTTCTTCCAGCTTTTCGGCATCCGGGGGCAGGTCGGGAGCCTTTTCCTCAGGCTCCTTTGCAGCGGTTTCAGGGATTTCCGGCATCTTCCCGCCGATGGCTTTCAGTCGGCCGCTCTCGATCAGTTCCCGGAAGAAGAACTGGCAGTAGTAGGAGTGCATATTCTTGAAGATGTTCTTGATTTTGCCGAACAGGGCATCCTCAATGGTGAAGGTCTTGCTCATGCGGTAGACCAGCACACCATCCTTCATGGTGAACAGGAGGTAGGCATCCGGGGAGATGTAGCTGTCCTCGCTGGCAGTTTCCAGCATGGACATCTGTTCGCCCACACCCTTGATGGGGCGGATAATCAGCTTGATGGGGTAGCTGTTCTTGATGAACGTGTAGGTCAGGTCGTGCGCCTCGCAGATGTTCTTCAGCTTGGTGCGCTGGGCGGCGAACTTAGAGGCTTCGTTTTCGTAGCTATCCATGGTATGTGCTCCTTTCAAGTAGCAGAAAAATGATAATCGTTCTCTCGGTTTTCAATGGCGGTCAGACCCACAGCGTAGGCTGCCCCCACCACCGCCTTTTAGGCCGGGA